TGATTCACCTTCTTTCTTGACCAAGAGAATCCAGCATCTCCGCCCCACATGTCCCATGCCACGCGACCGGGGGAAGGAAAACCTTCTTCTCCTGAATTAAAACCTGTTGCTTTCTTATCTACTGCATGTCTACTAAAAAAACTAAACATTCTTTTAACTGTTCTAGGAGACAATGTTTCCTTACGAGCAAGTTGTCCTGCTCTATGAACACCAATAGCAGTACCGCCGCGCTTGCCCTGTTTATGCCATTCTAAGGCACGTTTGGCGGCGGAAACCATACCATCACTTGGAGTCAAATTAATATCAGACATAAATATTTCCTTAAAGTACTTTAGAATCATTATACATCATGGGTATATTTTATAGAAACTATTCTAGCCATTCAAAGGCCATATCCCAATAATATTTTTGAGGAAGATGAGCAAAACATACTTTTACCCAATCATTATAAGAATAATATTTAACCGTAGCCTGTCTAAGGCAAACTAAGGACTCACATGTTGCCAATTCCAACGAGCGCCCCCATCTTGGCTGTATAATCATACATAGCAATGCCACTAGCAGTACCAACATTAAAACTACGTACAGAGCCACGCATAGGGATATAAACAATATCATCAGCAATTGCCAAGGCTTCATCAGAAAGCCCCCGTTGCTCTTCACCAAAAATCATTAACGTCTTTTCTGACCATCTGTATTCATGCATTGCTGTAGCGTTAGGAATATTATCGACTGCAACGATACGATACTCGCTAATATCAGGGATACCTTTAAGGATGTCTCGCCACGTTTCTGCATACTTGACATGCTCATAATGATGAGTACCTACTGTTCCGCGCTTATCATATCGTTTTGCTTTTTCTCCGACGATCCAAACTTCCCGACCCAAAAATCCATTGGTGTTGCGAATCCCGGTAGCCTTATTGAAATCACCGTTGACATGCTCAAAGGCGGCAATGAAAGGGAGCCTGTTTGTATCCAAGTCTGCTTTGATTTCATCTAATTCCCATCCTTTATAAAAATCAATGACATTACGATTGTCATCCATTATATTTTCCTATCATCTAGAGAGCATATTTTTTAAAGCAATAACAGTTAAAATTAAAGATAATTTACCAATTAATTCTTCATCTGAAAGATTAGAATTTAAAACGGATATTTCCTCATCAACTTTATTTTTAAGTTCTGCAATAAAATTATTAATCTCATCACTAGTAAGATTTAAATCATTAAGTTGTAACTCTTGTTCCATAAGAACAGAATTTCCATCTACAACTTTCATATTAATAGTTGCACGACTATCATAATTAATATATTTAACAATTTCTACCGCCACGTCAAACTCCTTTTATTTAAATTATAACCCATCAATTTCATCAATATGGCCCATAATAAGTTGATCAGTAACCTGTTCACCTTTTTCAGTCAAAGAAAATCGGGCAACAAGATTCTCATCATACTCAACATCAACCAAACCCTTCTCATATAAGGAAAGAATAGTCTGGTCAACTTCTTCCATATGAACTTTAAAAAATTCTGGGAAAATTTCTTCCATCACATTCAAATTAACACGGTAAGTTAATTCATCATGATACATACCATCAATTTCTAAGGCACCCGCCGCGACAAGTTCATCAATTACTCTACTAATTTCTTCATCTTCACTCATGCGCTAGCACCACCCTTTTCATTAATCTTGTAACGCTCATCAATAATTTCGTAACCCTTCTCACGCAACATCAATTCATGCTTTGCAAAATGATGACCGCAGAAAAATAATTCACCCTCCATAAAATTAACGAGAACAAATGCTTGAGCATTACATCTATCACAACGATCAGCAAGTTTAAGAACATCCGTCTTTGTTTCTGTCATAGTCATATCTTCCTCCAAATAAAGTGGGTGAATGTTTATAATATAATCATACCTGAATATAGATAATATGTCTAGAGTGCCTAGTGTTGGAATCGAACCAACCATGCCGCAGGCGACGGTTTTACAGACCGCTTCTCCACCTTGGAGAATACTAGGCATGAGCGCCCCCGGCAGGAGTCGAACCTGCGACTGACCGGGTAGAAACCGGCTACTCTGTCCTCTGAGTTACGGGGGCAATGATTAAATTATTAACCATTCAGGATTTTTCATCGTCCATGATACAGTTCTATCAATTGATTCTTCTAAAGATATCGGTGCCGTCCAACCAATAGAAGCGATCTTGCTATCGTTTAGTGCATACCGTAAATCATGACCGGGACGGGTAGAATGAAAATCTACAATATCATAATCTAATTTTTTACCCATCGCTGACGCAATCATTTGAGCCATTTCAAGATTATTTACTTCACGATCTCCAGCAATATGGAATCGTTCTGGCTTCTTGATATCTCCATATGTAGGAAATTCTACATTGTTAAGAATATAAAGTAAAGCATCTGCCTGATTACGAGCATGTAAATAAAATCTACTACCCAATTCTTTATCTGATGAACCATGAATCAATACTTTATTATCATTCATGATATTTCTGATAGTCATTGGCATATATTTTTCAGGGTCTTGTGTCTCACCAATAATATTCATAGTATTGGTAATGACCATAGGGATTCCATATGTTCGCCAGAAAGCGAAACAAATATCTTCTTGAGCCGCCTTTGAAGCACTATAAGGATTACTGGGAAGATGCTGATCTTCCCATTCAATATGGGCATAACCCTCAGGGGCAGGACCATAAACTTCATCAGTAGAAATCTGTAAAAACTTTTCAATATTAGAGAACCTAGCCCAATCTAGTATATGAGAAATTAAAGAAACATTATTAACAATAAAATTAGCAGGCTCATCAATGCTACGATCAACATGACTTTCACTAGCAATATTGACAACATAATCAATATCACCAAATTCCCTAGAAGTAATGGGAGAAATCGGTGAAGTAAAATCACATCGAATAATTTTTACACGATCATACGCATTGGGAATATCATCTAATGCCACCCGAATACGATCCTGTAAACCTTTATGCACGAAAGTAGTGGGACAAACAATAAACCAATCAGTATTTAAAATAAGATGGCGCAAAACATGACTTCCCATAAAACCAGAAGCACCAGTTAAAAGAACTCTTTTACTCAATCTCTATACCTCAAAACTTTAATTCCAGAATCTTCATTAAACATATCACGTTCATTTTCTTGCTTCTTTTTAAATTCAAGAATCATATTTTGAATTCTAACAAACGACTCAAAATGATCATGATATTTATCATATAAACTTTCAGGAATTTCAATAGTCTCATCACCGGGCTGAATATCAGTAGAAAGAACAAGGATTTCTACATCATCATTCCATGCTACAATTTTCACTCTGCTGCCCCAAAATCATTTAACAAATCCACGTTTAACTTAGTCCTTTCAGGATTACCGACATTCTTCTGCTCAGCCTTTTGCCTCCATCTTGATTTCTCTCTAACAACCAGAACATATTCAGCAATAGACTTACCAAAAACATCAAACATGCTTTGCATATTAACATGCAAATCTTCAGGATGCCAAGCATTATTACTGCTTAAACTACCCGCCCATTCAGAATCAAGGGCAATCTTATTAAAAAGATCAAGATACTCTTCAGGTGTTAAATATAAATCTTTCCATTCCATTTCTTTCATCAATTCACTCCATTATGGATAATAGAAACTAAAATATTACGGGCACGCATTAAATTAATTTCTGCATGATCAACATTATATAAAGCATTACTATAATCATGAGTGACAACACTAAGTGCCGCCGCCTTTAATGCAAGATTAACATCTTCAATTAAACCTTCAAGTTCTTCCACGTCAAACAACTCCCACAATTTCATATTTATATCCACGTTTCGTTAAAGTATAACCAATCTTACTAAAACTCTTACCTTCCATCCCCCGCGATTCTAGAAACATCTTGACCGCTAGGTCATGATCTGACTCATCATGGGTCGGAAGACTAAAAGTTTTATCTGTCACATTGTTAGGAACATCATTATCAGTAGTAAACTTACAATGGATACGCATAGGTAAATATTTTGTCGCTGGAACAGCGGCAGTATGAATTCTCATTAAAAACCTTTCTCTTATTATGACTTACTTGATATCTCATAAATATAATTAATTGCCTCTAAAATACTTACAGGATCACCAGAATGTCGATTCCTTAAAGCAACTCCTATATCATATAATTTTTTATCTAATATAGCAATAGTTTTCTTAGCCGCCGCCAATTCATTTTCAATATCATTTAAACGATACTTATAATGATATTCGTCATTCATCAATCTCTCCCGCTTTTTCACAAGGCCACGTCTGCTCACAGACTAAACACAATTCCCATTTAGGGCTATCAGGTAATTCAAGTACATAACTAGGTTCATGTTTTTTAATTCTCATTTTGGACATTGCGCCGTATAAATATTTGGATAGCAACGTCGGCAAGATGGTCCTGCTTTGCCACAAGCCACACTTATTGATTGCCCCTTACCATTATTGGCAACATCAAATGTCAGAACTGATGTGCCAACCAACATAACTAACGTTAATGCTGCAATAAAAATTTTCATTTAATTTCCCTTATAATAATTCACAATTAATTATTGTGATACTTTCAAATTTTCTAAAGTTTCCATAGTGGCATATAAGGTTTCAGAAACCATTTTAGCGCCAAGCGGGTTAGAATCAGAAGTAAAGGCAACTACTGTTTCCGCCGATATGTTTAAATGATTAATGAAATCATCTATATTTACATAATGTTTATCATCAACATAAATTACATCAATCATAAATTCATTTCCTTACGAATCTCAGTTGCTGAAACTTTACCAATTTCTTCTGGAG